TTGATTTTTTATCTTTCTGAATCTTCATCATGATTTTCTTGAGGATGATGTCACTGTATTGTGTAATGAGATCCATTTTTTCTCCTCCACATACTTAAACTGTCGTCCTTTAGAATCAATATCCATATTCTTCGCTCTATCCCAAATAATGTTTTTGCTCAGACCAGTAATTTCAGATAACTGTTCAGCGGTACCTGTTACTAGAATTCGATCACCATGCCAGATTGCAATCTTTCTCGGCGTTCTCCGTTTGGGCTTTTCAGTCCACATTGATTTGCCGAGCTTTTGGACTTCTGCAACTATTTCTTTGTCTTCTTGCCAATTCTCAGAATATGTCAGTTCAATGATTCGTTTCATTGCTGCTTTCTTATCCACGCTCATTCCTCCAATCGATGGATTTCCCTTCTTAAATTTTCTATGTGTAAATCGATTGCCTTCCTCGCCGTTTCATTGACCATCACTGCCTTTGTCCGTTCCAGATCGTCAATCTCACGCTGAAGGCTTCGAATACGCATTTGAATCACTTCTTCTGTTGTCATGATGATTCCTCCACAATTTTCAATGCTTCTTCCACTGATCGTGCTACTCCATATAAAACTGGTTGCTTTTGCAAAAAATCACCAAACTTCACTTGGTCTGGTCTCAACTTTCCTTTTTCATTCTTCACTTCAATGGCGAAAAATTTTCCCTCTTTAGTCCATCCAAATAAATCTGGCCATCCTTTGGGCAATCCAGTATCGAACCATCTGCCATCAATCGTCTTCACTTTGCCCACATTGCCTCTATAAACAAAATGACCATATTTTGGTAATTCTCTTCGAATGGCATTTTGTATTTCAATTTCTGCTGTCATAAGCGCCTCCTTGAATAAGGGTGCATAGTTAATTTATAAAGGTGCATAGTTTTAAAACTCTGTAAACCTTGTGGCTCTAAGCGTAGAATAAAAAAGGTGCATAGTTGCATGGTTTTCTTCGCTTGCTTCTGTATTTTTATATATACCCTTATTTTTATTATTTTATTTACTATATATAAAAACTATACACACTATACATCTGTGTTCTGTAAGCCTTGTGACTCTAAGGATTATCGAGGTGCATAGTTTATTTGAAACCCTGCACCAACCATGCACTAACTATGCACCTTTTTACCTATGTGAAACTTTTTTGTTTCACAATCCAGGAACTAATACATTAAATTCTCTAAACTCTTTTTTTAAATCAATCCCTATATATCTAATTCCGCTTTTTGTTTTTTTCTTCTCAAACCTGTCTGCAGCTTTCTTGCCAAACTGGGTCTGACTGAATGGATGTTCATTCATATCTCTTGCCCATTTATCGTATGCTTTAAATAGATCCGTTGCCCCGATTGAATAACCAGGTCCTGTTTCGCAACATTCATCTATAAAAGCACCTATAATATCCATTTCTTTTCGATATTCCATTGTAGCTTTCTGAATATCAGCTGGTGGATTCAACCCTTCTCTTTGCCACATCAAACATCCTTCTACTGCCCAATTGAATATTCCTGGCAATTCACGCATTAGTTTTTCTTTTAAGTTTTTATCCACTTTATCCAATGGAATTTGTACAGTGAAAGGAATTAATGGTAATCTTCGCCAAATACCATCATCATTTCCTCTGATGATTGGCTTATGATTAGTTGCAAGCCAAATCTTATATTTAGGTTTATAGTCAAACATGTGGCCTCCCTTATAGGATGCTGACACTTTATCTCCACCAGTTAGTTGTTTGATTAAACCTTCATCCATTCTTACGCCTTCATTTGGCTCCGAGGACGTTACTAGACGTGCGCCATTTAATCGTGCAATATCTTCGTTATGACCGCTGCTACCACCTTGTTTAACCATCAAGCTTGATGCCTGCATTCCCATGGAATAACTTCCCATTATTTCAGAAATGATATCTAAGAAAACAGACTTACCATTTCTTCCATTACCGAAAAGGATGAACATGACTTGTTCTCTTATTGATGCGCTCATAGAATACCCAACGGCTTTTTGAATATAGCGAATCAATTCAGTGTTATTGTCAAATATCTGTTCCAAAAACAGCTTCCAACGTGGACAATCACTTTTATCCGTATACTCAGCGTTAGAAATTCGAGTGAACATTTTAGAAATATCGTGTTCGTATAAAATGCCATTAGAAAGATCTAAATAACCGTTTTGAGCGTTGAACAGCATATCATCACTATCAAATTCTTCAGGAAGTATCGCTACTTGATGTTTCAACTCACGTGTCATAGCTTCTTTTCCAGCATTATTTCTAGACCTTCTTAAATGTTTCTCTTTTGCTTCAATATAGGCTTTTTCTTCATCTTCAGTCGCATCTTTAGGTATCGAAACAGGTTCGTTTTTAAATATCTCGATAGTCTGATCTACCCATTTTCGAACGGCACCGATATTGTCTTGTTCCCAGTTTTTACCGTTATAAAAATACCAACATTTATTTACGTAGCTGTATTTTGTAAATGATCCAAACAAATCAAGATATCTTTCTGCATTTCCTGTATCATCATAGCTATAAAACTTAGTCGGTTTAGTTTCGTCCACAGTGATACCTGGGATGGAAAGAAAATAATCATCAGCTGTTTTTTTGCCAGTATAATGATTGGTATTCTCAGATATGGCTTTATTTAAAAGCCCTATTCCATAAGTTGTCTTTCCGCGTTTCTGATCATATTTGTCTCGAAACAGCGAAGACATTCGGAATATTTCATCCATCTTTTGAAAATCTCCAGCAGTCCAAAAAGCTAAATCATTTGCAAATGCTAAATCTGCTTCAGATTGGCTATCATATATTTTTTCCCATCCTCCATCCATGAACAATCTAAAACGATTACCTGTGGAAGAATTCACTGCTGTTTGTATGATCTCGTTGACAGATAAGTCATTTCCATCTGACCAATTACTTTTAGAAAAATCTTGTTTTATTACTGTTTTATTTTCTAAATATCGCTTGTATAAGAAATTCATTTGGATTTCAGGTATCTCATTAATTTCTTCATTATTACCAAAGAAGTTACCTGTAATAGCAAAGAACCTACCTTCGGTATACATTTCGACATTCCCTTTTCTACGTCTTTCTCCAGGGATTGCTGCTTTACCTATAATATGGATTCCTTTGCCACTCATTGATATTTCTGAATATGTTTTTGTAGAATTCATAAAAACGTAAACTAAGTTATTTTCTACATCGCCTTGAAGATACCTTTCTAAGTCATCGCCTATATCATCTAAATCAATACCTATATAAGGTGGTTTAAAATAAAAAGCTAGGCCATCTGCATTAAAAGTTGAAACAGCTGAGAGAGCGGTCTTGAAATCAGACCACTTGCTCTCATTTGTACTGCTGCCTAATTCTCCAGTAAACGGATCATAAGGTTTCTTACTCCATTTCCCTCGTTGTTCGTTCCATGAGCGTTTATAAATCCCCCACTGATTTAACTCACGCAACTCTAAGGGAATACGCTCGTAATTATTCATTAGAATGGAAGTTCATCATCTGAAATATCAAATGCTGGTGAGGGATTTACAGATTTTTCAGCGTTGCTTTTCTTCCATTGATGTTGGAGTTCTGGAAATTTAGTGGTTTCGAATTTTTTAATATTTGTATTGTCATACGTTTTCCCGTTGTACTCCGATTGTTCGTTCTTTACTTTTACTTTCGCTGGTCTCATAGCAAAATCTTCAAGGAAATTTTCGAATGATTGATATTCCTTTCCATCAGGAAGGCCAAATGATTTCGCTAGTGACATGATCATTCCACGATTATATTTGCCAGTTTCTTTACTTTTCCAAACTCTATGGAAAAGATGACTGTTTTGTCGTGGTTGTTTAATATCATTTCTGATGACCATATCAAAATTAATAAACTCTGTGCCGCCTTTTGAGGCATCTTCCGTAACGTTGAAAATAACTACCTCATAATCTCCGTCTGGTACTGCTCCAAAATCTTGTGCTTCATTGTAATCTACTTTAAATGCTGTCATAATTAATTACCTCTTCCTTAATAAAATGTATTTTTTACCCATTCGGGTTCTTCTTGTTTTGAATCGAGTTTTTTCAAAGCCCATTTATAAGCTCTTAAAATTGATTCCATTGATACATCTTTGATCAACGATAATTCTTCTAATTGATCGATGGAGTAATGTTGTCCTTGATAAGCAGTGAGTGAGCCAAACATTTTAAAAAGCGGATTTCCTTTACCTTCAAAATTTACCTTTGCTTTTGCAATCGCATAATTTAATTCTAAAGATTGTTTTTTTGAAAATTTCTTTCTTGAAAGTCGCGCTAGCTTGGCATTTTCTGCATTCAATTCCACCATTTGAACCGCTTCATCAAAAGTAACGGAATTTTCCTTTTCTTTAATTACTATTTCTTGTAAGCAGAACGGGCAATGTGGTTTATTTTCTATCTTTAATAAGCTCTTCAGAAGAAACTGCTGTCCACAATTTGAGCAAGTCATTCTAGGCGCTTCGCTGCTACTTCCATTACTCTTCTTTTTCCTCGCGCTTAACGACCATTCAAATTTATCAGTAGGTAAACCTAAGTTAGCTCCGTTCCCAACATGATCTAACACAATCGAAGTCTTATTTTCTCGATATCTCATGCCTCGCATAGACTGTTGTAAATGTAAGACGATTGATTGCGTAGGCCTGCAAAGGATAATCACTCCAACATCTGGTACATTAAATCCTTCACTGATTAAATCGACATTTGATAATATAGTGATTTTTTTCGATTTAAAATTTGCCATAATATCATCACGTTCTTTGGTAGGTGTTTTTCCATCTGCATGAACCGCATATATTCCGTTGTCGTTAAACCATTTAACAATCATCTTGCTTACCTGAATCGTTGGAGCATAAACGATTGCTTGTTGACCATCCGCATATTTTTTATAATTTTCAACAATATCACCTTGAATTGTGGCATCTGACTCGAATAATCGCGCAGAGCTTTCAGCTTCACGTGACATATTTTTAAAATCTACTTTAGAACGATCAATCAAAGGAATAGAGTACCAACGATAAGGCGCTAGATTGTGATGATCAATCAACCACTGTATGGATGGTCCTTCTACCATTTCTTCGTATATATCTGTAAATCCTTCTCCGTTGAGTCTGTATGGCGTAGCAGTAAAACCTAATCTAGGAATTTCTTTAAAATGGTTATAAATATCCATATAAGTTTTCGCTTTACCATGATGCCCTTCATCCGTAATTATCAGAGACAGCTTTGGCAATTTATTTAACCTGTTCTTAGCCATTACAGCTGACAATATTATGACTTTTGATAAATCTACTTCATTTTGTTCAAGAGTTTCTCGAATGTTATCTAGTAACTCTCTCCTGTGGGCAAGAAATAGTACTGTGCCACCTTTTCTTGTTGCTAATCGAACAATTTCTGCAATTATAACTGATTTGCCACTTCCTGGTGGCGATTGGATCAATACTCCCTTTTTCCCTTGAGATAGATGTTTTCTGGCTTCTTGGACTAGCTTAATCTGATACGGTCGGAGTTGATACATTCGGTTCACCGCCCGCTCTAACAACCAATTGTTCCACCAAACACCCACTACGTTCATCTAATCTGTTTTTTGCATAAACGTTACTAGTAGGCTTTAGTATTAATCCTCTCGTTTCATTACCATCGTCATCTTTTTTTATTACAAGTCTGCCAACTACATCACATAAGCCTAAAAAATTATTTAAAATTTTTGATCTTATATCTGGCATTGATCTTGTAAAAAATTGTCCATTAGGTTCTGTATATGTGTCTGTTGTTTCCCATGCAGTCAGGACTATTCGGCAATCTAAATTATTCAATGCTCTAAGACCTCGCAAATTCATAAAATCTGTTCTTTGATAGTCGGCTTGAGAAGGAACACCACTATTTTTTCCTTTCTTGCCTAAATCTTCCAATTGCGCTTTGAACAATTCAGAAATGTTATCTACACAAATATTGTCGAATTGCTTTTCGTAGGAAGATTTATTTGCGACTAAGTCTGAAATAGTATCAAGCCATTCTTGCCAAATATCAGAAGAATCTAATTCCCACACTTCAATGTTTTCTTTGTTAGGATGCTTTGCCAATGTCGATGATGATCCGTCAACATCTAATATCAATGATTTACCTGGAAGAAATCCTAAAGAATAAGTTTTTCCCATACCAGGATTTGCGTAAATCATGTAAGTTCCTTTTTCGACTGATAGATCTTCGGCTTTTATTTTTTTTACCATTACTCATACCTCCACTTGTATCCGTATGCCGTCTCTCTATTTCTGATATTTCTTGCAGCCCTACTAATATTTATAGAATTTCCGTTAACTGTTTTAGCAGCTTCTATTAAAAAATCGAAACGTCCTAGCTCATTTCCATCTAAGTCTAATTGAACAATTTTTTTAGCTTTGCCACTCCTTTTTGAGATAGCTGCGTTGAGATTGTGATTTCCATGATTATTATTTTCTTTTTGAGTCACCCATTCAAGATTCTCAAGACGGTTATCACTCCGATTTTCATTGATGTGATTTACTTGAGGTTTATCTTCAGGATTATCAATAAAAGTTTGAGCCAATAATCTGTGAAGATAGTATTTCTTTGCTTTTCCGTTTTTGCAAAGACGTACCATCATATATCCATTACCATTATTTGATATTTTAAGAAAATCAGTTGTGGATCCTTGTCGAAAATTACTCTTTATCTTGCCTAGGTTACTTATTTCATATAATCCTTCATAACCTTTAATTGGACGCCATATTTCTTTTTGCATCATCTTATCCTCAAACCTTTTGTTTGGACGAGTTCAGCACCGGGAATATCTCCGTGCTTCAGTTCCTCCTTCAATTGCTTTTTATCCAATTTGGGAGGCACAGGGGTAAAAAATCCTTTTGGAATTAAGTTCTCATTGTTAATTTTGACTGATACTGGATTATTTTGGATTCCAATGTTGAATAATTCACCTTTAATCTTCGTTTTACCAGTCTTTTCCATTTCCTCTTGTAAATAGTGTTTGATACTCTTAGCATTGTTCAAAAGTGATGTCTTACGTTCCTGCAGACGTTTAATTTCACTATCGATTAACTCAGCTTTCCCTTCTACTTCTTTAACTATTTTTGCTAAGTTTTCTGCCTTATACTCGATCGCTTCATTAATCGAATCGAGAGTATCGCGAAGAATTTCTTCATCCAATTGTTCTGCCAGTTCCAGGACTTTGATATATGACTCGCTGAGTTGGTAAAGAGTTGCCATTCTTTTGTGCCTCCTTTAATAATTTTGCAATTTGTTCAAAAGCTAGGATTGCCTCATCTAAATCCAATTCCACAGAATCATCAATTTGTTCAAAAGCAAGGTTTGTTTCTTCAATATCACTTGCTTGATAGATACCAATTTTTCCATTGTCGTAAAGATCAAATACTAAAATTCCTGACGCATCTATATTGCGCAGTTTGTATTCGTCTTTTAAAAAGATGCGGTCTAGTGTATCCGTTGCAATTAGCATTTACGGTTCATTCCTTTCTGTGGTAAAATATAGAAAGATAGTTTATTTCCTTGACACGATCATGCTTGCCGGCGTTCGTGTCTTTTTTTCGCTCTGTACTCAGCTTCATCCAGCCCCATAAAAATCCAAACCATGTAAACGATCGTTCCTATCAACGCTTGTTTGCTTCCCCAAAGTCCTAAAGCGTAGATGATTAGTGGCGCGCTGAATACTAATGCTCTGTTGAATTTGCCCATGTTTTTCCTCCTTTTAGATACTGATACAAAGCGATACTACTAAACCTCCACTCTCTGCCAACTTTCGCTGCTGGAATTTTTCCAGATTCGGCATCTTTAGTCAGCGTGCGTGTCGTGGTTTTTAAATATTCCGCAGCTTGCTTTGTATCCCACACTTCATTTGCAATCTCAGATTCTGCCAAAGAAGCTTTAAGGTCTGAGAGGTTAACTAAAGCTAGTTGCTCCATTGGTTATTCCCTCCTGTATTTATAATTCGTACATTGCAATAATCGAATCGATAACTTCGTTTGCGTAAGCCGATGTCTTTTTCCCGTTAATAATCAGAGATAATTCGCTTTTGCTAATTCCAAATCTTTCAGCAAGCATGGTGTAAGTTAAGAACTTTGAATTTTTGACGACGACCTAGCGAATCGCTACCCCATGTTTCAATCGCTATTTATCTTTAAAAGATGGGGTGGTGTTTTGGCGCCCTATAATTTTGTCTTCATCTTCAACATGTTGTTTCAAAGCATTGTTTGAATCTTTGAAGCCTAACGCTGTCGCTACATCTTTACCTACAAAATAAGGTTCATCATTAATCAATAGTGTTCTGATTTCATCAGTGCCTTCAAATGCGAAAATTTGTAAATTTGTCATTTTAAACTGCCTCCTTTTTTCTTTTTAATTCAATAGTACGAATTAAATCGTATTCCTTGCCTAAAAAAATATAATCTACAGGAACTTGATACAACTCAGACAATTCATTTAAAAGCGAAACTGAAATATTGGAACTGTCTTTTTCGTACTTACCAATAGTTTGATGATGCACACCTACGCGTTCCGCCACCTCTTTAGTAGTCATGCCTGCGTTAACTCGTGCTGATCTTAATGATAATTGAAACATGTCATTCACCTCTTTCTTTAACTTGACTTAATTATATACGATTTAATTCGTATTTGCAATAGTTTTGTACGAAATAATTTATATTTTTTTCGTACTAGCCTATTTACAAGTACGAAAAAATTCGATATTATAT